CTGTTGCAACTACGCGCTCAACGCGAGCTGATGCGATGGCTGGATCTGCGACCAAACTGACCTCAGATAATGAACTTTTTGAAATAACCATTGCGCCATCTTTGTTATCCCATGCATCTACCATTACGCCAACAGAAAATCCATCTCTTAATCCTGTGGCTGCTTCCTCAAGAGCATCATCAGCTGCAAAAGTTTTTGCTAACTTAAATGTTCCTTCTAAACCTTGATCATTGGCTGTTATATCAATCAATTTTCCTAGAGGTCGGGTTTTGTCGTGCTCTAAAAGCAATTTGACGGGTTTTGAAAAATCAATGCTGTCTTTACTAAAAATTGTCTTTCCTGCTGATGTGTTTCCTGCTTCATTCCAACTAACGATAGTTCCAGAGATAGTTCTCTTGTTTGTATCGGCAGCGGTTATTGTTATTGGGAAGTTAATCTTCATCGGATTAAGTCCTCCTCCTCTTGGATTTGTTCGATGCTCATTGCACCGATGCGGTTTAGGATTTCATAAACTTGCGCACGCTCTAATGCTGAGCCACGCAAGAAATCATCAATATCAAATCGAACTTCAACACCATTTGGCACAAAGTCAGCAGCTGATAATCTTTGTTCAATTGGAGTAATGATATTTCGCAAACTAAAGTCAATAAGTGCTTTGCGCTCCATAACAGTCGTGCTATATGTCATGCTGGTGGTTTCAGCAGACAAGAAACTTGCCGGAATGCCAACGGCTCTTGCAATTTCGGTTGCAAGGTATTGGCGTGCTTCATTTAATTGTAATTTTTGTGGATCAAAGCCTAATGCAGTTAATTCAACATCAGCATTTAGGAATGCAGTTGCTCTTGTGTTTCTAGCAACTTTCCAACTTTCAAGAAGTTTTGTAATTCGCTCTGGTGCAAGATTTGTTCCATTTGATTTTAACACCATTGTAGGAACTGGTTCTTTGGCGTATAATTCAGCCGCCTTTTCTAATTCTTGAGCAGCTCTAATTGTGCGACCAGCTCTATTTAAGACACCTTCATCAAGTCCGCTGAATACAATTAAAGAATTTAGACCAGTCGCAGGAACGTGCATTCCATCAACCATGTATGAAGTAATTTCAGTTTGATTTGCATTTAAGTTATATGTAACACGATCTGGAGCAACTCGTGTCCATGCACGAATGCGACTTGCATCTGTTGATGAATAACTATCTAATACCTGACCATACGCAACCCCATGAAACAATAAATCTTCAGCAATCCAAGCATAAATTGCAGAACCTGCAATTCTTGGATCTGGTTGCATAATAACTCTTTGTGGTCGTAAATGTTCTTTTGTAAAATGATTGTAGCTTTCAATTGGTAACGAACCAATTGTTGAACAGATTATATTTCTTGCTCTAGCAACTGATGGAACTGACATTGCTTGTTCGCGTGTTGCAGTTTGTGCTCCATAAAATAATCCGCCAACAGCTGATTGCAAATTGTAAGGTGTATTGGCAGCGGCAACATCTGTTTGAATTGCTGGTGTCTGATTTGTCAGAAATCTATCAAATAATCCCATTAGCACATAATATACCATAAAGTCTAGTTTAAGCGATTTGTATGTCTATTTCCGTTTCAGGTTGTGTCGCAAAATAAGTTACTAAAGCGGTTGCCACAGATGCACAAACTGCAACTCTGCTGGCTCGCCTTCCAATAATCCAACTGCCATCGCCATAAGGCAATTTTGCAGCTGATAACACTTGCTGGGTCAATTCCTCTTGCCCAGAATGTTGCAACCTGTGTGAGTTAATTGCTCCAAGCCATCTATCGCAACTTTCCGCATATAAAGCCCCATCCATGTCGGTTGTTTGAATGCCGGCAGAACTTAGGCGACTGGCAACTGCCTGACTTGTCCTTTTGCTATAAGCCACAGTTTGCGTGTTGTATTTTCTGACATAAGGCGCAATGTCATTGGCAACTGCTAGATCATTTAAGCTGTAATCATTTGACCAAGTATGAAGCAATTGCACATAAAATCTTTCCCCCGATAATCGTTGAGCAGATACTAACGCCCCAAACTTTCTATCAGGCGACAAGTCCAAACCAAGCCAAGTAGATTGTTCAGGATCTAGCGGTATTGGATCTATTTGACACATTGCCCACTTTTGCGGATCAATTGCGCTGTTTATTGTATCGACCCATTGCGTGAGCAATTCAGTTCGCACAATATCTGGTGGATCATTGATTGCAGCTTTAATGTTATCTGGGTGAATTGTAATTCCTAAGGATGGGTTGGCTTGAGCAAATGCACTCCAGTTAATCTCGCCTGACGGAAGCAAGATAGGAGCATCAGGTTCTGCGCTCCACTCAAACCAACCAATTGGGTCATTGGTCGTAGCTGATGCCAATGCCCGCTCGCGTAATTTATTAAGTATAACTGAATGCTGATCACCTGCTGAAGAATAAACCCATACTTGCGGATTTTTAGCACTCATCATTGAATAACGCATTGATGACCAAGCATCCTCATCTTTGTATTCTCGCAACTCATCCATGTGAATTGTTTCAGGTTTGCTTAAACCTCTAGCTGCATTGTTTGCAGCCTTTACAACAAATCGCCTGTTACCAAATAATTCGATTTCTTCCGCGCCATGTTGCCATCGGATTTTCTTTACTTCCTTTTCCAACTTAGGATTAGTTTCAATCAAGCCAACAATCTGTCTAAATGTTTCAAGTGAGGTTGTAAGTCTGTGAGCTGATGCAAGTTGTAATCCTTCGCCCCACACAAACATGCCGGTCAAAATACGCAACATCATAAATGTTGATTTTCCGTTTTGCCTACTAAGCAGTAACCCAACCTCATTTGTAGCCCACCGGTCATCCTCTTTGACTTTGTGTGCGTGAATTGCAACAAACTTTTGCCAATCCATCAGCTGTATGCCAAGTTCGGTTGCAAAATCAATCATCTCTTGACCTTTAGACGGCAAATCATTGAGTTTTGAGCAAATACGCGGTGTTTGCACACCTCCTAATGTCGATTGAGCGTGATCTAGGCTTATCTCACCCGTTTGTAAATCAATCAATTCGATCCAGTCTGATCGTGGCTGATCGAGGTGTTTTGTGGGTTAGAAAAGGAACGGGGGGTCGGTGGTGTCCGTTGGCTCACAAAAAACCGACCGCCTTTTGATAAATTACATCTACGACAACTTGCGACAAGATTGTCATCACTATCATTTCCATTTAGTCGTCTAGGAATTACATGATCAACTGTGTTTGCTTCTTGCCCACAGTATTGGCAGATAAAACCATCACGCCTAAGTATTCTTTGTTTAATCTTTGTCCATTGTCTTGTTGATCCAGTAGATCGTAATGCACTGCTACTCATCAATAATATCCTTTACGATTATGGAACTGTAATGCCTTGCATGGTGTTCCATGTCTGTGCTCAATATAGCGTAAGCCTCTATCTATTTGCTTAAATGGATTGGGTTCTTTCATCTTGAGTAATTGTGGAATGCCATAAGCTGATGACCTTGCATTCTTAGCTGTTGGCGACCACCTGCTTTCTTTGTGCCACAGCTCTTCAATACAGTAATACTGATCTAAATCATTTAATTCAATAAATGTATATTGCTTATAATGCTGTGTTTTGTATTGACTATAAGCAACGGAATAATCTTTTAAAAAGCAACTGCTAAATGCAATTAGCAATAGGATCGCCCAAACTCTGCGCCTTCCGAGCCTAGCCGTTGGCGGCTCAGCTTTTCGATTTAAGATCGAACGCTTTCTGTCCATGTTACACTATGCCTCCAAATCAATTAACATAACCGCAGGTCAGACGGCAAGTCGTGATCCGTAGATCATCGGTCTCTAACCAAGTTTCTGCATAACCGGCATCACTCATCGCATGCCTCACAGGTAACACCATCAGGCAAAACAGCTGTTAATTTACATGCTCCACATTGACCTACATTCATTATTTAGCCCCAATCAAATTACAAGTATGACAAGTAATATCTATAAACTTCCAAGCACCGCATTGATCACAGCGGATTACAGGCTCTTTACTATCGGTTGCCTCAGCTATATTTTTAACGCCAACACAGCCACAATCCATACACTGATAAGCCTTAAAACCTTTTGGCGTATCCAGCTGCTCTAGCCATATAAACTCAGTTTTGCGACTGCAACCATTACACTTGAATAAACTCATTTGGCAAACCTCTCAATCCTTTTAAGAATGACACAAATTTGCTCTCGCTTATTGCTTCATAATTATCGCCTAAAAGCTCTAATTCAGCATGGTTGTTTGTAGCCCACACCCAGAATTTAATTGCGTTAATGTCGTAGGCAACTATAAATGATGGCAGATTTGCCATATCAGCTAGATTACTAACTGGTGCATGACCTCGCATTACTTTGTCAGTTCCGACATATTTCATGCTTCCGATTGTTTTGTATTCGATCAATGCAATTGGCTTGCTGCCTGAGTATTCAAGCAACATAAAGTCAATGTCTGTGGCTGGCAATTGATAGCCCCAAGTTCGATGGCGTTCGCTAATCCACTCATCACGCCACTCTTTTGCTTCGCGCTGTCTAACGCCATTCTCATCATAAATTGGCATATACTACTGCCTGCAATCACATTGGCTGCAAACCAAATACTGACCATCATGTAATAATCTGTCGTCATTACAGCTTACACATCGATCCATCGTTGGTTCAATCGTTACCTTGTTGTTTTCTAGGCGGGCAAGGTAATGACTGCCATCTATTATTTCAACATATCCCACTTTTAACCTCCTTCCAGCTTGGTAATTGTTCAATGTATTTTTTTACATCAGATACATTAAATCTTAAGCTTCTACCAATCTTTACTGCCTGCAAATTGCCTCTTGAAACTTCACGCCTAACAGTTATATTGCTGACATTAAGTAGTTTTGCAACATCATCGATCTTATAAAGTAATGACATTATTCATCCTCTCTAAAAAACCAACTGCCATTAGCAGCTGTAACTGCCCACTTAGCATTGCATTGCTCACCTTTAGGTGCGCTGCAAACATAGCCATGATATGGCTTACCAGTTTTAGCAGTTCCTTCTTTTAATATCATAACTCCATGCTTACACTCTTGTGCCTTAGGTTTTGTTGATCCGATTGCATCGACAACATCACCAACGCTCCAGACAACAGCTTGTGGATCTGTTGTTTCCGCATTCTTTTCCTTTTGATCGACAATATAAAGTGCTTGCTCCATAGCACGAGCACGAGAACCAGCAGCAGAATACTTAGGAACAAATTCATCAACTTTCCTCATATCATCCTTGGTTGCAGTTTTGTCAGATCCTTTAAGTAAAATGATCGCTCTACCCAATGCGCTTGTAGCTGTATCTTCAACATAAAACTTTTTCATATTTTGGATATAACTCTCGCGTGCGCCAAATGCAACATTGCTAACTGCCGGTGATGTGTCCTTGCTATCTCGCCACAAAGTCGCTTGCACCAAAATATAACCATTGACTGCATCATGGCTGATTACAGATATGTCAGATCGACCAGATGGAAAGTTAGATATAAACCACTTGTTTAATGTAGCCACATCTTCATAATCGGCTAAGTTAAATGCCATTAGTCTTTCCAATCGTCTGAGTCGTCTTGCATGGCATCTGTAATGCTTTTTGCAATTGCAAGGTATGCGATGGCATCTTCGTAATTGTCAAGGTACGCAGCATCTTCAGCTTGTCTGCTGATCTTGACCAACGCCATACAAATTGCAACCTCGTTCGGTTGAATTGGATAACCCAGATATGCACTCCACAGTTCGGCAATCCTCTTGTGGTTTGTAATTGGATGCCCATAGCTGACACCTCTCGCATGAATAGTTTTGATGACATTATCAAAGAGGCTTTCAGTTGTTGTTGTCATAATCAAATACTTCATTTCGCTTGGTATCTGTGATCCTGCGGTGCATGTCATAGCCGTCTTTGCGACCTTTCCAGTAACCTGACTGAAAGGCGTTTTCTTTAATTGTAATTACTATGCCATAACCTATTACTATCCCAAGCATGCAATACAGCCATAGCCAAGGTGTTGTTGTTTCTATCATGTCGCTCCCAACATATCCACAGTCCATCTGTGGTATGCATAAAGTATGACCTAAAGCAATGACCTTCGCTTAATTATTTGTGGCGTGTTTTATAACGATTAGATAACGCCAATATCCTCAAATTCATCGATATGATCATCAATCGTGCGGTGCTTATAGTCTGTTTCAAGCCCCATATACCTTGCCTTCAAATATAAAGCTGCCATCAGCATTGATTGGAATAGTAATTACCTGCACTTTACGATCCTGAACATAAGCCACAGCAAACCCAGTTTGCCAATTTGCATAGCCTCTTGTGTATGCCATGCCTGAACTACTCAAATCCACTAAATTGCCAACCTCAACGCCCCACACAGTCCTGCCTAATTGACCTCTAGAAGCCTCTGTAAAGGCTGATTGACCCAATCTATGGGTGTGCCCACACACTACGCTTTTTCCTAGCCTCCTAGCCCCATTTAAGGCTGTTTGACCCGGCACTTGACTAAGCGGAAAAGCATC